TGTGAAGTGAATTCTATAAAATCCGAGTTCCTCCTCACAACCGCTGCTGGCAAAAGGCGCACTTGCCCTTTCTCCATGTTATTCTATGGAGATCCTGGTGTAGGTAAATCTTCTGTCATGCAGAAAACTCTAGGAACGCTTGCACAAGCACTTGGAGAAGAGACAGGAGATGAGTTTGTTTATGTCAGGAGTCCAGTGGAGACTCATTGGAATTCTTTCAATCCCAAAATGTGGGCAATTATTTTGGATGATATTGCCTCTCGAGCGCCAAATTTTAGCCCCAATGGCGATCCTAGTGTGATGGAGATTATCAATCTAATCAATTCAGTTTGTTATAGTCCCGATCAGGCTAGTCTTGAGAAAAAAGGGAAAACACCAGCAATACCTCGAGTTGTTCTAGCCACAACCAACACTTATGACATGAATGCTCGTTTGTATTTCCAAACAGAATCTGCAGCCCGCAGGCGATTCCCTTACGTTGTGACTATCAAAGTCAAAAGGGAATTCAAGTTAGCCGGCACAGATCAGCTCGATCCAGAGGCTGTACATGAATTCCACAAGCGAACCGGTCTGATCGCGGAACCCTGGTTGTATTCTGTCGACAAGATGGTTGTACGCAATGGCGTTATTATTGAGCGCCCTATTCTAGTGAATGTTTCATGTTGCGATTTCTATCCTTGGGTTGCTCAAGTTGCTATCGAGCAACAAGCTTCCGAGAAAGAGCTTGCTCTTACTATGGACAGAGCATGGCATATTTGTGGATCTTGCTATAAACCTAATTGTGTTTGTATCGCTCCTTTTGAAGCCAAGCCTCAAGCCTTTGATCCTGGTTTTTCATGGTCTGGTAACACTTTTTTCAGTAATCCTCTATGGAGGGATAGCTTCCAGCCATGGAATGATATATTCGCAGGCTTTGCTTGGAGATTTGCAGATATTTTTACAGCAATTAACTTTTGTCTACACATGGCTGGGTGCGTTCCTGTGTGGATGACTGCGTATGCTTTTTATATAGCCATTCTAACCATTTTCCAGATGCTTAATTCTCCTAATTGGGCATGGGTTTCTATCCGACGTGCTGCTGCTGCTCAGATAGCACTGTGCCGAGTTATTTGGATGGTCATCGTGAATATTCTCGCTGTTATTCAATGGAATCGGGAAGTTCGTGCAAAAGGTCGGAAAAACTTTGAGAAGATATATTCAAAATCTGGTGAATTCTTTTGGGCAATAATCAATATATATGAGTATTATGATTGTTGCTTGAAGTATTACACTATCATCACTCGAACCGCCATTTCCTCTTGGGCGGTTTATTCTACCGAATATTTGCAAGACCGTGTCATCATGACTAAGGACAAAATGCGAGATTTGGGTAGAGATATGGCGAATTCTTTCTACAGAAATCCCAAAATGGTTGCAGGAATTGTAGCTGCACTCAGTGTGGCTGCAGCATCTTGTGTACTATTACGTTCACGAGCTAAGGAAGGTGTTTCTCAGGTTGCAGAGTTCTCTGCACCGATACCTTTCAAACGTGAAAAGAAGAATTCCTATTATAATTCTGATATGCATATAGTGCCATTGCCTCAATGCGATGCACCCGGAGTTCAGGATTTGTATGATAAAGCGTGTCGCACAATATCAAGATCAATTTTCACTCTCTGGGTGGGAAACATGAGGGTGTGTGCAGTTAGTCTTGGTGGATGTGACTATTTGACTGTAGCCCACGTTTTCGAGTCTGATTGTGATTCTTATGCGTGTGTTTTGAAGGTTACTCCTGATAAACAAGGTATTAATCAAAATCTTGATTCCTTCGAGTTGAGCAGATCTGATATTTATTTAGACCCTGTTCTCGATCGCGCTATCATCCGCATAGTTGCTACACCTCCAAGAGCGAAGTGTGATTACATCTTCGATGATGCTGATCTTAGTACGCTTAATCATCCTGGCAAATTAGTGTATCGTGATGGTACAGGAATTATTTGTGAAAAACCCCTTCTCAGAGCCTATATTGATCGTAGTAATACGTTTTATCGGTCACGGTATGGTGATACCACATCTCGGAAGTTTGTGACAGTTGGTCAGCCCGCATATGCATGCTCTACCCCTACAGAGGATGGTATGTGCGGTGGTATTATTTTGATTCGATCGAAGAGTCACGGTATTACTTGTGCCGGAATTCATGTTTGCGGCATAAACAACACTGGCCACTCTGTTCAAATCAGCCGCGATTTCTTATCTAGAGCTCGTGATTTTTTCCCTGGCTTCACTATTCCCCACGCCGGAGCTGTTGATCTTTCTATTCCCGAAAAGAGAGTCACTTTGGGAGCTATCCATGCTAAAGCACCTGTGCGCTTCCAAGAGCACGGTACTGCCACTGTATATGGAACTACTGATTTGCCTAGAGCTACTCCTAAATCTCAGGTCATGGACACGCTCATGCGCTCTCAAGTAGAGAAAATCATGGACTTACATACTGATTGTGTCCCACCTGATTTGAAAACTCCTAAACCCAAAGCTCTTGCTTTAGAACAGCTTATTGACCCTGTCATTGTCAACACAAGCATCATAGATATTTGTGCTGACGCTCTATTTGAAAGGTATAAGAAAGGCTTATCTGAAGCTCAATTGCGCACCTTAAAACCATATGATATGTTTACTACAATTAATGGTCATGCAGGTGTGGCATATGTGGACGCTATGAAATTTTCTACATCAGCAGGTTTTCCTCGCAATAGATCAAAAAATCATTATACATTGCCTGACGAACCACGCGAATCGGCTCCTAATCCCAGGAAATTCGATGATTCTATTATGGATGAAGTTGAAGAATTGCGCGCCCGCTATGCCCGTGGTGAGCGCGGGAATATAGTTTTCCGCGCCAATCTTAAGGATGAAGCAGTGTCGGCCAAGAAGCAGCGCATTGGCAAAACTCGTGTGTTTGCTGGAGCCCCCATCTCCTATTCTATTTTAGCACGACAATATTTCCTCTCCTTTATCAGACTTGCTCAGAATAATCCGTTCTTGTTTGAGAGTGCTGTGGGTATTAATGCCACTTCTTCTGAGTGGGGTGATCTTCGCACTCATATGGTTCAATTTGGTGAGAATCGTATGATTGCTGGTGATTTCAAAGCGTATGACAAGCGTATACCCTCAGCTATGCTTTTAGCGGCTTTTAATGTGTGGATCAGATTAGCGCAACTTAATTGCACCGAATCTGGCTCACACCCTGATGGAACCACTTGTTATTCACCTAAAGATATCCAAGTAATGATTGGAATAGCTACTGACACAGCCTTCCCTCTCATGGATTTTTTCGGCGAATTAATCCAATTCAATGGATCAAATCCCTCAGGTCACCCACTCACAGTGACAAAGAATGGTACTTGCAATAGTCTCTATATGAGATTAGTATGGTATTATGCCAAGCCAGAAGGAGTATCGATGTCAGATTTTGACAAATATGTTACATTGATGACTTATGGTGACGACAACATTTTAAATGTTCACAGTGATGTTGACTATTTTGATCATACCGTCATAGCCAATGTTCTAGCTACCCATGATGTTGTATACACTATGGCTGATAAAGAGTCAGTAAGTGTTCCTTTTATAAATATCGATCAAATTGATTTTTTGAAGAGGAGTTTTGTCGTGGATGATGATTTAGATGGTTTTGTCCGTTCCCCTCTGGACATGGCATCCATTTCTAAGATGTTGTTGACACATGTTGCTTCGAATAAAGTGGTGCCTGAGCATCAGTGTGCGGACATACTCCGTTCTGCTAATAGGGAATTCTTTTTCCATGGCAAGGATGTGTTCGATAAACGACATAAACAACTGAAGAGAGTTGCTGAAGAATCGGGTCTAGCAACTTACTTTGAAGGAGATCGATGTCTGCCTGACTTTTCAAGTATTAAGGCAAGCATTGATTTCTTCCAAGACAACTAATAGCCCTACGGGGCTCCGTCGCGTGTGGATCCCATGCGACGTTAATCGCAAAGAGATCCAGAGGGGATTAGATCACTTACGTTCCGTTCGTGCTAGGAACAAAAAGAAGCTATCCCCTTTTCGAGCAGTCTTCTCAAGACAACCCCTATTTAGGGGAGAGTACTCACTCATTGCACAATCTGCGTGCTGGTGTGAACCTGCCAGCACAATGCAATATCGGTTTGCTACAAATATATCAGAGGTTGCTCCCTCTTCAGAAGAGCAAATTATGTCTTTTCAAGACGCTTCTACAGCATACAACTACGAGGTCGTTTCTCGACCTGATCCCACTTTCAATTCTGGTGATTATGGTAATGCTGATCTCGGGGAATTTCTTTCCCGTCCCATTCGCATTGGTACCTATCAATGGGCACTTAATGCAAATTTCAATCAGGTTTTCAACCCCTGGTCCCTCTATTTCAGTGATCCAGCCGTGATAGCGCGTATAAATAACTATGCGTTGTTACGGTGTAAAATGCGGATTAAGGTGGTTATCAATGCCACAAAATTCCATTATGGACGCGCTCTTTTGTCTTATGATCCTTGGCCTCAGCAAGATCAGGTTTCACCAATCTACATTGGGTCACAAGATGAAATTGTTTTATATTCGCAGCGACCTCACGCTTATATAAATCCCACCAATTCGGAGGGATGTGAGATGTTGCTGCCCTTCTTTCATCTAGAAAATTGGCTCGATGTCACCGATGCCAATTCTTTCGCCGAGATGGGGGAGTGTAGGTTGTCTAGCTTTAACACTCTCAGACATGCGAGTGCTGGAACTTCGGATGTTACAGTTTCAATTTTCGCGTGGGCTGAGGATGTGAAATTGCGTGTCCCCACCGCAACTCCAGCACTTCAACCTCTCGAGGCGTTCGCCCAGGCAGCCAAATCTAAACGAAATCGTGGCAAGAAATCTCGTTACAACACCTCACACCAGAGTATTAATAATGTCGATGAATATTCTGGTGATGGGATTATTTCCGGACCGGCCACTGCTGTTGCGGAAGTGGCAGGCGCTCTTGAGGCAGTGCCTGTTTTGGCCCCCTTCGCAATGGCTACTCGTTTGGCTGCTACAGCAGTTTCAGGAGTGGCTAAAATCTTCGGTTTTTCTCGGCCAGTTATCCTTGACAAAGTTGGTTACTTCAAACCCAAATTCGCTTCAAGCTTAGCCGCAACGGATTTGGATGAGACTGTTTCCAAACTTACCATTGATAGCAAACAAGAGATTACCGTTGATCCGCGTACAGTGGGTCTTGAGGCTCAAGATGAACTCTTACTTGATTACCTCACTTCTAAAGAAACGTATTTAACTCAATTTACGTGGAAACCCACACATGCTGTTGACAGACTTCTTTTCACATCTCAAGTAGCTCCAATGCTTGAGTATGCGAAATTGATAGACGAAACAGAGGCTTTGTATTATCCTACTGCTTTGTCTTTTGCCACCTGGCCCTTCCGGAATTGGGCCGGTTCTATCATATTCCGTTTCCAAGTTATTTGTTCTGGTTTTCATCAGGGCAGATTACGCGTTTCCTATAACCCCACAGGAAAGGCGCAGGATACTGCTGGTGCTTTTAACACTGTTTATAACAGGATAATTGACATCAACAGTGAAGATGATTTTGAGCTGGAAGTTGCCTGGGCGGATAATGCGCCCTACAAACTCACCAATTGGAGCAAATTTGGTACTCATTATGATGTATCCACGACTGGTCAGTCTATTGAATCCGAGCCTTTATATGACAACGGTGTTATTACCGTTCGAGTGCTCACTGAGCTTACGGCTCCGGATAAAGATGCTGATATCACAGTTAATGTATTTGTCAGAGCTGGTGAAGATTTTGAATTAATCAATCCTACTGGTGGTAATCTTGAGTTTGTTTCTTACACTGCTCCAGTTGCCCCTGCTCTTGAAGCGAAAGCTCAGAGTGCTGATGATTCAGTAAATGTTATCGATGCGAGCGATCCCACCCCTACAGGGATTGGCGCCACACCTCTTTTTGGTCAACCTGATTGCGATATTATGCAAATGAAGAAGCAAGTCTTTTTCGGAGAGACTATCAAGTCTTTTCGGACTTTGCTTCGACGTTATAATCATTATCGTAGTTGGCCCATCCTTGATCCTGAACCCCCTGCTTTAGGATCATTGGTACGTGCCACTTTATCGCTCCCTGCCAAACCATACACCCGTGGTTTCAATGTTAATGGACTCGATGAAGCATCGACCTCGGACAAATACAATTATGTGCAAATGACTCTTTTGCAATATTTGATGCCTGCCTATGCGGCTTGGCGTGGATCAATGAGGTCCAAATTTAGGGAAACTACCAGCTTTGGAAGACACATTGAAGCCTCTCGGGGTTATAGTGATACTTTCCATCAGCCTCTAGCTGGTACGACAACTTTCACACAGTTGAACAACAATTATTCTACTTCTACAATTGCTTCTACTGGTGTGGATTCTCCCAGTCTTATGTCTGGTGCTGTTATTCATCCAACTTTCAATCAACCCATCTTGGAAGTCGAATTCCCTTTTCAAACTGGCAAACGATTTGCCTTCGCACGGAATGTTATTTCAACCACGTCTGCGCGTGATGAAACAAGTTTCGTTTCTAATCCCATATCTCTAACTTATGAGATGACTGATATTTTACAAGGTGCCATATTAGATGAGTACCAATCAGTTGGTGAGGACTTTTCGATGTTTTTCTTCGTCAATGCTCCCCCTAGATGGGAATATGCGAATCCAGAATCGCTTTAACGGTTTAATAGTGATACTATCCACTATAATTGATAGAGACCAGAACGGTGAGCGTTTTGGTCTGCACATATGTGTTAACCAAAATTCATCCTCACGCCCTTATGGGACGTTTTCAACTTTGTTGAATCAAGCTTTTATGAAGCACGTCTCTGGCGTGCCGAGCTTTTTAC